CTCACTATTATCTGCTGTTTTGAGTGCGAGTGAATCACTACGAATATGAAAATCACCCGTAGAATTTTTTATATTACTGTTTGTGCCATCATGCCATATCTCAAGATCATCATTATTACCAAATTTTATTCTAGCATTATCAGTAAACTCTAAATCATTTTCAGAAGCATCAAATGTTATATTCTGACCAGCAGCAGCACCCTGGAAAACTACATCAGCATTATTGAATGTAGTGACACCAGCAATTACTACTTCATCTAGGTCGGTTTGCCCATCAACATCCAATCCCGCATCGATATCGACAGCAGCATTAAAGGTTGATACTCCAGAAAAAACTTCAAGTCCTGCTGCATATGTTGCAATACCAATGAAAGTTGATATGCCACTAATTTTTAAATCAGTGAATGTATTTGGTGCAACTACAATTGCAGCTTCAATAGTTGCCGTGGTGGTGGCATCTAAAGAAACAATGTTTTGAAGTTCTCTATCACTACTGATTACTTGTGTTGCACCAATATTCAGAGATGCTACGCTAGTAACACCTGCAACATTTAATCCTCTTAAAATATCAACAGCAGCATTAATATCAATTTCGTTTGAAAATGTTGCGATGCCAACAACATTTAATCCATCAGCAAAATTTGCATTCTTTCCTACTGCTAAACCACCGCTGATGATTACCGCGCCAGTTAAAGTTGATTCTGATTGAGTGGTTCCGGAAAATGTTACTATACCTACATTACCTGTTCCACCAGTAAATACATATCCTTCTGTCCCGTCAAGGTCGCGACCCATGACGAATTTGTTGGTGCTAGCATCCCAGATTAAAAGATTGCCATCTGTTTGAGATGTAGAGTCAACATCGGTTAGATTGAGCAGTCTTGATGGTGGTGCGGAGGCATTGGATAAAACGCGAATTACGTTTTGTGACCCAATTCTATCGTTTATGCTTGGCATTACCTAGTTACTCCGGCTCTTACTAGTGCTGATCCTTCGACAGCTTTAAATTCTTTTCCGTTACTGGTTAATTTTACATCATATACATATCTTCCAGGTTTCAGTGTTGCTGTTTGATCTGATGTTAATGATATAGAGATAATTCCATTAACATCGTCAGTAATTGTAGATGCAAAAGATACAGATGTAGAACTAGTAAAACTTTTCCTCATCATGCAGGTAGTTGCTGCTCCTGTTAAAATCAATGGGGAATTTGTTCTGGTATCTTCTAATTGAAAAGAAGTATCAAAGTCATATCCCTGCTCAATTGTGATGTTGGATACAAATACTGCCATTATTCAGAAATTATGCTGTCTTATCTTTAGATATTTATATTCTCAGAATTCATCAACAAATTTTTAAGTAGAGATTTTATCTCATCAATATCATTTTTTATTTCAGAGATCTCCTTTTTTTGAAGATTTCTTTGCTCCAATGAATTAACATATTGATTGTATTCCATAGAATCGGTGTTAATTATGGCTCCACTATTTTCATCACGGTATAAATGATGGTGTCCTTTTACTTTAATCATCTTACTGCTATTGTCCTTAATTCACTAATTCTGGGGGGTTGTGCCTGATTAGTACCAGACATTACAATTTTGATTGTATATCCTGTAAATAGAGGTAATTCATTTGCAGTAAATTCATACTCTAAAAATTCATTAGAGAAACTTGCCGGGACAAATTTATCCGGCAATCCACTATTTTTAGATGGGTCTACAACTTTAACTCCATCCTCATCAACATAATTTACATTATCATATCCAGGGAACAATTGGAATGATTGGTCAACCTGCCCAGAATCTGATCTTATTAAATTGTAAAGAACTCTAAAATCAGCAGATTGATGTCTGTAGGCATTTAAAATTACTTTAAGTGATGTGGCAGGGTTTGCTAACATTATAGTATTTGAAACATATACTGCAGCATGTGGATCATTGAAAATTGATTTAACTCTGCCATCAGAGGTGTAATCGATAATTGGTTTATCAAAACGACTAGATCTAAACTCTGTAAATGCTGTGTCCAGATTTATTTGTGGAGATAAATTCGAGTCATTGGAACTTAAAGTTATTCCTGTTGTGAAAGATTTATTTCTTGGTAGACTTGATAGGAATTGATCCTCATTTACTTTAGAACAAACTATTCTTGTAGAATTGAAAGTATTTAATACATTTATTCCAACTGGTTCGAATCCATTATCATTAAATGAAGCTTCAGTGCCATCGACACTTGTTCCACTAATAGTTCTTATTGTTCCACTAATGGAAGTAGAAGATCCAGGAGTGATAATATCATAAGTTGGAACTATAGAGTCGAACATGATATTTTCTGTTGCTCTACAATCAATGCCTCCTGTGGATGCTTCACTGGAGAAATTAAGTTGAGGCATTCCTGTAGGAGTTCCATCAACACTTCTATCAACTCCATTTGCAGATCTATCAATAATAATATAATAATCGTCAATCCCTATTGGTTCTGCAATAGTATGAGTGGTATTTATTCTTCTCAAGGAAATTCCATTGAGTTCATACTTATAAACAATACTATTATTATTATGAAGTTCTACAATATTAGAATCCTGTGCTCTTCCATTACTGGCAATTGAAAGTGATCCGGAACCGACACCATCATAAGCAATGATTTCACTATTTATTTTAACGTACCCTGGATTTGATGGACTTACATTCACACCCTCAAATGTAGTAAAGTTACTGGTGTTTGCCACACTGATAGTACTTACATCATTAATTGACAATGTTGCTGATAAAGTTGTTGGTTCAACATTGGATTGAACGTCACTCAATGCTACTCTATTTGTATTAGAATACATTCCATGATTGAAATGGCTGATTCTTATGGAGTTCCCAGAGTATACACCACCCGTTCCAGTGACAGTTCTTATGTCATTGGTTGCTATTGATGTTAATGTTCCATCATCAGCAAAGTAACTTATTCCTGCACCCACTGCAAATGCTTTTCCAGAACTACTGGAACCAAATTCACCTTGAACATTGGAAACATAAAGTGTGTCAATATCTGTTGAGATTCCGGTAATTGTAATTCTGGCATCTCTTCCGGTTGAACTGGAAACAGATGAAGTTACAACACCAACCACATCACCAACTTTATATCCATTGCCATGATCTTCTTTCGCAGATGCAGCAGAAATACCCGTGATTGCTCCAGTATTAGCATTAATACTGCTAATATTTAATTTTAATCCAGAACCGGAACCAACAACATTAAAGGTTTCCACCGAACTATCAACAACGTATCCAGTTCCACCTTCAGTTGTGCTTAAGGATGTAATAGAACTTCCTCTACCAACAATAATGGCAGATCCGTTGGTGTTATTAGCACCTGCGAGTTTTCTTCCTGTGGTCAATATTCCAATATTAGCAGAGGATCCACTAACGGTAGTAATGCCAATTGTTCCAGTTTTTGATAAAGTTCTTGCTGGATCGATGAATAATTTCGAAACATAATTATTACTCTTATCCAATACAGGATTATAGAAAAATGCAGTTCCTGTTTGTGAAGTAAATTGTGCTTTGTAAAGTTTGAATTTCAGATCTTGATATTGATTGGGAGTCCAAATAGAACCATTTTGAGATTTAAACAAACTTCCAAGTGCAAATTGTCTTGAATAAATGGCACTTTCTGCATTTGAATTGGGAGGAAGGTTTACAGATGCTACTGAAGCTTCTCCCATGGTAGCAGTCCAAACTTCATATTCATCGCTAGTTTCTGCAATAATTACGACTGCATATTCTCTACCTGGTGGTAAGAAAATTGGTTCTGGGAAAGTAACTTTTGTTGCAACGTCTCCAGTGTCCGATACTTGAATATTTTTTACAACATTACCATTAGCATCAACAGATGTTGGTCTTAAAGTAACAGTTTTACCTAGAACTGTTCTTGTTGGGAAACCCAATTCAGTTGTTCTGATTTGAACTTTTACTGGCGCATTTCCAGAATCTATTCTTGCAAAGAATAAATCAACAGCAGTTAAGAAAGCACCATTAATGTCATCACTAGTATCAATATCTGAAGGTGCTTCTATATTTCCCCCAACAACAAAAGTTTGAGATAATGGATCAACATATTCTTCGGTAATCGTAGTATCTACTTGCGAAATAGTTACATCTGCAGTTGCAACATTGATTAGATTTGTTGTCTCTGTATGGGTATGAGTGTGTGTGGTTGTTGTTGTTTCATTTTGCCATTGCTCTAATGAACCTGAAGAACTATAATTTGCTTCTGCAAAAGAAACTGTGTTACTGCCTGGAAGACCCGGATCATTCGAAGCACTGGAAGTTATTTTAAATGTCTTTGTGCCATTTTGAATTCTAACCGCAGGAACTGGAGACGCATTTGGATCTCTTATAAAGAAAGCACCATTCAAATCTCCATAATTATCTGATATTAATCTCAAATCTTTAACAAAAGCAATTGCTCCACTAGTTTGTCCAACTAATCTCATCCCTCTAACAAGATATCCAGAATATAATCCTTGTGCTTCTTCAGATAAAGAGGCAGTATCGACATTCAAAATTTTAGATGATTGACTATAAGACGCTGGTATTGACTCGGAAGTTATGTATGGATTTATATTGTATATTGATGAGGGTTGATTAAATACTCCGAATTTATGATTTGGAGCAGCAACTCTAAAATTAATCGTCGCTGAACCCAAAGTTCCTACAACAGTCTCTCCGATTTCAAAAGAACTTTCAGCAGTTCCATAATTTTCTAATGATGTACTATTTGAAATTTCAATTAATTTTGGAATAAAGTCAATTCCACTATTACTATCAAGGAATTGATAGAATCGCGTAGATGGTTTCAGATTGGAGATTAAAAATTCAGTATTTCTGGATCTCATGAACGCTTCTTCAGTGGAAGAAATATGTTCCATCCGAGAGTTAGTATCAGTAGAAGAAAAACTACTAGAAGCTGTACTAGATGATGTATCTACACTGACAGCACTGAGATTTGAATTATTTCTAGTCTCTCTTACCTCTCTACCCCACGGCATCACAACTCCACCATCCTGTCTACCCAATCTTATATTGTTAGTTTGACCTTCAATTTCTGCTGTACCAAGATTTAAATGAGTTTGAGTAACAAGAGTCTGAGTCGATTCTGAGTTAGAACTGGTGCTATTGCTGACATGTCTATCTGGAAGTTGAATAGTTCTAACCCATGTATCAACTGATGGATTTAATTCAATATTTCCAGTATATACAACAACATGAAATGGGTTTACATTTTCTACCGTAGTTGCTATTGGTTGTTCAATCCAATCTATTTCTTCATATGCCAGAGTTATAGAATCTCCTGTTTTCTGAACATTTGGATCTAGTAAACTGCGATTTTCAGTAAAATCTAAACTCTGAGGGATAATGTTATCCGACAATGCAACCTGAGATTTAAGAGAATTTCTGCTGATAATTGGTATTAATTCTTGTGCTGTTGGATTAATTTGTATGGATGATATTGGTCTATCAATTAAACCATAATCCTTAAAGTCATCAACAAAAAATCCACTTTTAAATCTATTTCTTCCGTCTGCATCCCTAATTTGCAATGTTTGTGTATTTAACTCCAGTAAAGATAATGAAGTCATTCTTTCCAAACTTTCAATTCTATCTTCAATGGCACCAATATCCCTCATAGTATATCTTCTATTGTCAATTAAAGATATAGTCGCATTTATGGGGAAATATAGGAAAGGTGGAAGATTAATAGTAGCAATTTCCAACAATGCATCATTTTTAGTAGGTGCTTTGGGATATTTTGATGATATTCCTTTTTCAACAATAAAACTTCCATATCTATCAAGATATAACTTATCAATTCTGGGAAGATAATATTCATATCCTATAATAGACCCTTCTCCAGGTGCCATCAAAAGTTTTGGAACCGCATCAAAACTTCTGGAACTAAAATCAAATGGAGAAACATTTGAAGTAGTTGGATCAAATACAGATACTCTTGGACGGAAATCTAAGGTATCTGATGCTCGTATTTTGTAACGACCAACATTTGGTATATCTCGTTCAAATCTCTCTTCATCGTAACTCAATACAGTAAATGCATCCCCATTATCATCAGATGGGACAGAGTAATAATCAAAAATAATTAGTAGTTTATGAGTTGGTTCTGGAATATTTTTATTTCTAACAATTCTAGCATAATCATAGAATTCATCTCTTTGTCCCTTATCCAATTTAAATAATTGAGTTATGTCTTTATAACTTCCTAATGTAATAGATTCTATTTCTGTAACTATATTTGATTCTTGGAAAGTTACTGTTTCACCAACACTAAACACATCACTGCTCAGATATACCAATTCTAAATTATTAGATGAGGGTGATGAAACAACTCTTGCAATCGCATTACTAGAATTTCCTACTACATTTTCTCCAATTATTGCATTTGTTTGAACGCTGGCAGTTGAAGTAAATTGGAATTTATCTAAAGTAGGATTTCCTGTTCCTAAAGATTCATAAATTGCAATAATTTTTGCAACATCTGGATAATTTAGAGAAATTTCTTCATCTTGAACTCTCAATCCATATTGGGTATTAAAATTAAGTCCATCATTATTAGAAGTATTGATACCAACTCCAGAATCTGGATATTTTGATCTCGTTACGTTTAAAGTTTGACTTCTATTATATGTTTTAATTTTGCTTTGAATGCCAAATTTAGAAAGAGTTGTATTTACGACAACATTACTTTGACTTGGCCTTAAACCCCTAATAGTTACAACATTATTCGTAAGATCAAAAGTATCATCTGTAACTGTTCCTGCTATACCAGTTGAATAGTGAACTCCATATCTTTCCTGATCAAAAGTTGCAAACGATGCGCTAGTAATTCCAGAAATACTTGCAAGATCGAAAGTTAGTTCTCCTGAAGCACTCGTTTCTTCTCCTGTGATTTGTTCAACGACTGTAAATGTTGAATTAAGTAAATCTACAGAAGAAACATTAATATCTGGCAGTTGTGCAAACAAATGTCCATCTTCAATATCAATAATTGGTCCACGAGCAAATGGAGTAACTAAAGACGCCGATGCCCCTGTTAATACATTGCCATCATAAACTGCGGTGACACCAACACCAGAGGCAATTGGACTCAACTCTATAGAAAGTCCATCTGCAGCAACAGCAGAGACTCTATTGAATGTTTCAGTGCTGAATCCTGGTCTCTGATAGGAAATAATAGTGTCAGTTCTTATTCCGGAAAATACTTTTCCTGCCGCAGTTACTGTTGCAACACCACTGAGAATGGGAGGTATTGTTATTTGATCTATACCGCTAGGCATTCTGAATCTTTCAAGAATTGAATCTGCTGTAAATTCAGGAAAACCACTTCCAGATGCTTGTTTTACAGACTTAATATTTTGAGTTCCATATTCTACGAAAGAACTAATTGTTCTTGGAAAATCAATTCCATTAATAGTTATTTGCTCTCCTTTAGCAAAAGAACCAGAAGTTTGTCTTAATAAAAGACCCACAGAAGTCCCTGCACCAGAACCAACAAGAAATCCACTTGCATTACTACTCTTGCCTCTAACAAAGGATCCCTCTGGCATATCAGTGGCATCTACACTCTGATTAAGGGTTAATTTAGTATATGTTTGAATATCATATAATCTTAAATCATATTTTGTTGCTGCTCCAGAATATGCAGCATCTGTAAGATTAAAAGTGTATACTCTAGCGTCACCTATTACTGCTCCCGAATCATTTACTTTTCTATTCAATAATTGAATTGTTTTTTTATGTTGGGGGACACCAGTAACATTATCTACTCTAAGTAAATTTCCCATTTCAAATGGAATAGTTACATTAGATTCTTTTTGAGTATCTCTTGGTTTTTCTACATCAATTACTGTGGTTGTAATTTTTTCTACATCATATCCCCTTACATATGCTTTTCCTGGAGATATTTTTAAACACATTAAATCATCAGATGGTGCATTTTTTTGTTCGGTGAGTTCGTTGGAAAAGAAAAGACCATTGTTGCCCAGTCTATCATTTAATGAATTGTGGACTGTTGGATCAAATGGTTTTACGGCATAATCACCAGATTCATCATATGTTCTCTCTGCTATGTAATCACGAATTTGATTGTATTGTGTTTTTGTGGTAATTTTTTGAATTTTACCATCTTTTAATCTTAAGAGTTCGACAAAATCTGTATCATTAGTATCTGATATTAATTTTTTAGTAAGAGTTAAATTTATTTTAAATCTATCAGCACCAGGTGCGGCAAAATTTGTAAATCCTTTTGCATTGTCAAATAAAGATTCATCATCCTTAGATCCAACAATTAATTCATCAATTTTTAAACCAACTCTATATGATGGATTATTAGTATAATTATCTAAAATTATAGTTTGTTTTGAAACATTAACAAAATATCCCCTAATGAAATAAATTCCTTTTCCAATTGAAGCAGATGAACCAATAGCAGTTGCATCAGATGAAATTAAGGATGCAAACTCTGTCCCTGCAGGAATAGTTGTATTTCCATAAGTTACATTCTCTACACAAGTTAGAGACTCTCCATCTTCAAATGGAGTAAATTCAAAATCATTATCAGAATCTAGATATTTGACATATATTGTCAAAAATTCAAAATCATTATCATTAGCAAATTCAACACGTTGAATTTTTGCCGTAGTTCCCGATAATTCTCCTATTATTTTTTTTCCTATAAAGTTTTCAATATATAATGCAACATCTATTCCTAAACTAGTTGCATTTAATTTTACAGAATAAAATTGATTATCATAAGAAATATTTCCTGGAACTACTACCGATCCTTCCTTAAAGATATGACTACCAAAAGACTCTACCTGTCCCTGTAAAAGAGATTGTAATGTAGTCAGTTCTCTCGCTTGAACTGGAAATCCTGGTTTAAATAAAACTTTATAAAAATTCTTTTCAGAATCATAATCATCATAATATGGATTAATATTTAAATTTGTTTTTTGTGACATTTTCTTTAGAATTCCAGAATGATTTTAACGTCTTCTTTTTGGCGAGAGTCTCTTTGTATGAGAGGTCTATTATCAATGTAAATAATTTCCCCTGTCTTTTTATTTATCTCTGGATTTGCAAGTCCATCTGTAAAAGTGACTCCCAAATCAATTTCTTTAGAATTTATTGTGGTTTTAATTCCCGAGAATCCTGTATCAATAGATCCAGTAAACGGAGAAATATTTGAAGATGATGACTCAAATGACAACAACTTACTTGTCGAACTAACATTATTGACATCAGTTTGATCTTTAGAATTTCCAAAGTATAAAGATCTATCTTGAAAATATTTTAAAACTCTAGTTTCTGAATCATATGACGCAACATATCCTTTAGCAGCACCTTCAGAAACCGATTGTGAAATTGCAGCACCAACAACTGGAGTGGAACTTACCGAATTTAGTTTTACTGCAAATAGAGATGAATAACTACCGGCAGTATAAATCGCAGTGGATGAAAATTGTTGTGGATTTTTTACAATTCCTACTTGAGTAAATTTTGTATCAATTGGAAAATCTCTCGTAGAATCATCAAATCTGGCATAGACAAGTACTTTATCAGTTCCTAATTCAGTATAAATGTCATATCCATGACCCTTAGATGGCGGGATAATGGGAATCAATTTTGCAGGATCTGATAAACTTCCTGATGGTTGAAGTGAACCGAGATCGACAATACCATAAGTATATCCACTTCCACCAGCAGTCATAACAGCGGAAGTTATAGTTCCTGATGAATCTACTTCAATTGATACTTTAGCTCCTGTTCCATCTCCATTAACATTTACTACGCCCGAACTGTAGTTGGATCCACCATTTTCAATATATATTTTTTTAATTTGATTTAAGTTTATATCGGAGTCTCCAGCTTCCCTAACACTTAGAATTTGACTATCAGTTGAAGTTGCCCAGTCATTAGGAACAACAACATATTCAGTAGAATCAAATTTTATGATATCACTTGGAGAAACTGAAAATAAATATTTCCAAACATATCCGTCTCCACTAACTCCAGCTGCTGTTGGTTCTAGATCCGTAAAAGTTGGTTCGTCTTTAGATACGTTTCCAGTCAAATTTGTTCCTGATGATCCATTATCAATACAAATATAAACTCTAAAATCACTATTGATTACATAGTAATTAGAATCATATAATCTACTTAAATTTGAGTTTGGAGCAGGATTTATAATACTATAATCATGCCTATACATATCATAACGAGTATTAGTAGACCAAGAAACTTTTCTTATTAATCTTCTAACATTGGAAGTTGTCACCTTTTTTCCAAATAGGGCAGTATCCCTAAAATGGGAATTAAATTGTATATTATCTATAGGTACTGGAGTGTTTGTATTCCATTCACTGTCCGAAGTAGTTCTACCAAAACCAGAAACTGGATTGGACGGGTTTGGTAATCCCAGAAAAACATAGTAAGAGTTACTCGTGTTGGACACCGAGTCTACAAAATTATTTGCATTTGATATTCTAAATTGATCTGTTACTACCGCAGCCATATTAATAGTTTTTTAGATATTTATAAGGGTTGAAAAATTTTATTATAACCTTTTAGGGAGAGCACCACTATCTCTTAGACCAACACCTCTTCTTTGAATAGTTGGGAAAGTAGTCAATCCAACATCAACAACGTTTCCAGTAACTGCTATGGAAACTGGAGAAGATGCTCTAGAAATACCGGCAAGTCTTCCCCAAGAGAATCTGCCCACAGGATTACTTGAGTTTGATGTAGTTGCAACACCAACTATTGATGTTCCAGAGTCTACGTAACAAATAATTGAACCAGCAGAACCAACGTTGGAAAGTTCTTGAATGAAATATATATTGTCAATAAATGTTGTGCCAACACCAACAATGGATAAATCATTATTTGCAACTGAAGTTACACCACTTCCAACTTGAGTATCAAAAATATAAATTGGATATCCAACATTCAGATCATTATAGTTTGTTGCATCAAATCTGTGTAAATTAAATTGGATTGCCAAAGTTCCAATTCCTTGTGCATTAACGGTGGTAATTCCAGTAACAATTCCAGAGAAACCTTGAATTATATTAATACTGCCCACTGACTCTATAGTTGGATTTGGAAGAGAAATAATTACGTTCGGAGCAATTGTATATCCTAATCCTGGATTATTAACATTAATGGCAGTTACAGATCCATTAGATATTGTAGCGGTTGCAGTGGCAGTGGTTCCGACTCCTACTCCAATTTGTGGTGGAGCAAGAACAGAAACTGTAGGCACTGTAGTATATCCACTGCCACCAGAGATGATGTATGATGAAATTGTTCCAGCAGCAGAAACTACTGCTGTTGCAGCAGCTGATACTGGATCTGGAGAACCAGAAATAATTAAACCAGATAATTCTGTTTCAGAATTATAGTCAAATAAATCTGCATCCTCTACAAATATTTCGCTATCAGTGGTTTCAATAGTATTAATAATCTTTGCTGTCGGAAAAACTAGTGCTTCAATAGAGTCTCTATCTTTTTGAATAATTTCACCATTAATGATAGTATCAACTTTTTGCTTTGTCCAAGACATTGGTTTAAAGTTTGTTTGATCTATTCCAACTCCACCATATAGATTTGTTTCGAACTTATCAGAGAATGATAAATCAAATACCTTTCTACTATCTTGAGTTATGGTTCCATCAATTGCATTATTTTTGTAAACTCTTACATCGTCGCCCCTCTTAATTGTTTGATTTGTACTTGTAATTAGTTGATCATCACTATTTCTAGTTCCTCTATAGAAGAAAATATCAACTCTATCTTGAATTTGAGGAGGAGTGGTAAAATTAAACGATGTTCCACCTTCAAATAAATACGCTACTCCAGGATCTTGAATGATTCCATTAATAACTATTAATAATGCATTGGTAAGATCTACTCTACTTCCTTCTTCTTTTTCAAAACTTAAGAGTTCTTCATTATAGAATAATGGGAATCTAGTTCTTTGTCCATCTTGGAAAGGTGCAATTGAATCAATAAAATCAAGTTCTCCAAACTGCCAACAAGCAAAAGAGTCATCAAATACTTGTTCAACCGTAAACAATAGTTCAGAAACCACTGAAGATAGAGTGCTGTGTGTAACTAAACCAACTGGTCTAATAACATCTCCTTTTCTAAATCCATGCCCATTTCTTGCAATAACAAAATTATTTACTTCAAAAGTGTCCGATCCTATTCCTGTGGTAGTTGCAGCACTAACTCCAATATCAACTAATAATCCCGAACCACTTAAAGTGGTATTACCAAATCCTAATCTTGAAACTCCTTCTATTTCTAGATTTTCATAGGTTGGTTCTGAAATCATTATTTTGGGATTGGAATATCCTGATCCACCATTTCCAACCACATTGAGTGCCAAACTTCCACCAGCACCAACCAGAGCAGTTGCTGATACCACTGCAGCAGCACCAGTGTGTCCGTCTTCATGAACACTAACTCCGATAGACACTAATCCATTATATCCAGATCCAAAAGTTCCTCCAGTCAATGCCGTAGTAAATCCTGCTATGGAACCACCTACACCAACTACAGCACTAACAGCAGCACCAACTAAAGGTGCATACCCTAGTCCACCAGAGGAACCTAGAGAAACGATTACTCCTCCCCTCGGAAGTTGATTTTGGTTAATATCAATATTTGATATTTGGCGAGATCCATCTGTAGAGGTTATTCCGCTGAAAACAATACTAGTTATTCCTGCACTACTAACATCATCAAGGACAAAATTGTTACTTGGATTATTAATCGTCGAGGGGGTTTGGAATATTCCATTAATAAACAGAACACCATTACCCCCAGTGCTACCGATTCCTGTAGTATTTGCACCACCAACAGTTAATGTAAATGTTGCACCAATTCCAGTGAATTGATTGGAAATATCGTCATATACTTGATTAGTATCATAATTATTTCTTAAAAATACTCTTCCACTAAAATCTGTAGTTTCTGGTTCTAAGTTTCTTTCATCTCTTTCAACTTGAGAATTTCCTCGTGGGGGAGTTACAAAATGTATTTTGGGACCAACAATATTATAAGAACCTCTGAAAATTCTAACTTCACTTCCATCTAGATGGGAAGTTGATATTGATCCAACTACACCTCTCTGAACTTGAACCAACGTTGATTGTCCAATTCCTGTTATTGGACCAACTGCAATAGTTCCAAAACCAATATTTTCAATCTTCATAAATTCATCATTAACTTTTAGAAGATCTGTTGGGGATATTGTAGAAATTCCGCTCAAAGCAAATATTGTAGATGCTGTTCCAATTTGTCCACCAGCATTTCCAGATAGTGTATGTGCAATGGAAGTAAATTTAACAGGATATTGTCCAATTCCATTTAATGTTATTAAAGTTTTTTCATTACCCAACAACATTGATAGTTCGTGAGCATTTCCTTCACCAGAAGATGCAAACGATACATTTACACCCGCTTCTGCGTTTGATCTAGTTGTTGCAAGTTTAAATTCATCATCATTATCTCTAATAGCATATACAAGTGAAGGTAATGGGGTGCCACTTCCATATGTAATTGCAGTTGATCCAACTCCAACAAAAGTTGATTTTGGAGTATATGATAACTCTTCACCGGTTTTAAAGAAGTGATTTTGTATGGTAAATGTTCCTGTAGAGAGATTCAATTGAGTAGAATCAGTAGGATCAAAAGATTTTCCAAAAATTGGTATTTTGTTGCTTCTTGCAATAAAATCAGTTTTATTAATCCTAGCACCATTTAATGAATTATAGAATTTAATTCCCAATGATTGAATATTATCTCCATATTGAAGTTCTGGAGCACTATTTACTGAATCTAATTCCGTATAAAGAAGTTGATTAAGAGAAGAAACCTGAAGATTTGATGTCATCGCTGCATCAGGATAAAACTTTAATATAAAGTTTTGTCCAGAATATTCCACACCAAATGTTCCCATACCACTTGTTCCATCAGTTACGCCTATTCCTCCAGCGGAAAGGAAAGATGATTGCTGAACATACGTATCAAGAGACCCATCTTGTAAAGCCAGTACATTATGAACTGCCTTTGTTGATCCCATACTTACTTCAACTACTGATTTAACTGAATTAAATAAGTTTCTATCAAAACTAATAACTGTAGTTGCAGCAGCAGAAACTGTTGTTTCATATGCGGATCTAATTACTGCACTTCTTTCTGAACCAGCTGGTTGTGATGTCAATCTAAATCTATGTGTTCCTGTACCAACTGATGTTGTTCCAAATCCAACAATTCTTGATTTCAATTGAACATCATTTTCAGTATCATTAGTATAATTTAAATTTAAAACTCCAGAATCAATACTGGCACCAAAAGAACCGATAAAATTGAAAGATGAAGTTTTTTCATCGGTATCAAAATAATACTCGGATAAGAACGTATCTGTACCATTATGAGTAACATATAATTCTACAAAATTCAGTTCATTTGTATTAGATTGAATAATTTGAGTATTGACGTGCAACGAAGTAAATTTATCAGTGGCAACACCAATAATAGAACTGGTTATTCCAGATCCTCCGGAGGTCACAATACCTGCAACATTTGTTAAATCAATAAATCCAATTGAAGCGGTTCCCACTCCAGATTGGGAGGAACCAAAAGTATTTTTAAGGAACTTGATATCATAGTCAATATCAGTAGTATTTTTGGGGGTAAATCTAAAGGAATTATTATCTTCTACAGAGAAACTTCCATAATCTTCTCCCACTACTGAGGTTAGAGCAGATCCAATGTTGGCGATATTTCCTTTTTCTAGTAGAAAATTACTTCCATCATTGTCACTAATAATAACAAATTCTGCTAATTGAACTTCACTATTGTCAGTATTGGTTACTCTGACTAAGACATCATCATAGGAATCAGAAGCGGCAAATTTGAAAATATCGATAAATTCATTATCGGTAATATTATCATCATTAGAAAATGAATCCGAAATATCGTCTATCTTTAATACAACATTACTCTTAGAGCGAGTGAAATCAGTTAATTTTTTTGTTTTTAATTTTAAGAATTTAGATTGAGATCCAACAACATCAATATCCAATACATTATCAAAATTGTTAATTGTATCTACCCTAAGTTCTTCCAATAAATCACGAACAATAACCATGTTCAATATGTTCGAACTAATGCCAATATTTCTAGTTGAAACTATTCCAACGTCAGCAAAATTCTTAAGACCACTGGTATGAACAAGACTATTAACTGGAGTTCTTAATTCTCTCCACTCAATAGGACTCTTAATAGTATAAGAAAGATTTTGATAATAATCATTGTCGGGGATCACTTGGTCGTCAAGACTTAATTTTCCAATGTTATCGTCCCATCCAATATCTTGTCTACTAGAAAAATCAACTTCAAATCTTCCTTCGCTTCTTGCAATATCCTCTATAGAAGCGATATTTCCACTTGATTGTCCACTAATAATGTCATTTGCAGATAATTCGGAAGTATTGCCTGCTATTTTTATTTTGTCTCCATCAGAACCAATTATCTGCAAATCAGAAGTAGATTCATTGACATTTAATTCTTCTCCAATAATAAATTGGGATTCTTCTTGTTCAATAGTAAATGATGGATAATCAGATTTTTTTATAATAGTTCCAAGAGAATCTTGAATAGTTTTTGCTATACCTGTATTAGTTGTTAGATTACTTAAATTAATAGTTACTTCATCTTGAGTCACAGTTCCGATAAAGGAAGAATTTTTATACTCTTCAACAACAAAGAATTGATATCCATAATCTGAAGAATTAAATCCTGAACCTGCAGCACCAACTTTTTGAATTCCCTCAATAAAAACCTCATCCCCAACATTAAATGCACCAGTAGAGAATCCAAGAACTGGTGTGGTCAATTTACATATAAATTTAGTGTCAGATTGTTGAGAAATTCTTTGAATACTAATTCCATTAGTATTTTCTTCAGCAAAAATTTCTACTGATTTTGATGGAAGACCTTTTGGTGGTTGAATAATTTCCACATCAGTTATAGAATTTCCAGTAAGATTTGCTTTCAGAATGCCATTATCAATTTTTTGCTTTGTGGAAGTATTAACAACTACGAGTTTTGGTGGAGAAGTATAATTTCTTCCACCACTAATAATTGTGACAATTCCAACAGTATTGGAATCTTTGATAGAAACTAAGATCGGTATATTTGCCTTTGGTTGCAATGTTTTGTCAGAAGAATATTCAAATCCCTGATTTATTATTCTAACATTTCTTGCATTTCCAATTGAACTTGAATTAGCAGTCAAATATGCATCTTTTGCAGTTGTACTTGAAGATCCAACGAAACTTGGCAACTTCTTATATCCAGATCCTCCAGAAATAATGCTAATCTTGTCAATAGGACCCTCTGCATTTGACGAATCTGTAGTATATTCTAAAGAAGAGCATTCGCTCGATTTATAGAATAATTTTTCGGGAACTTCATTGAGAGCAATGTTAAATGTGGTTGCTGCTACTCCGGAAATTTTATATGAGGAATTATAAAAACTATCAATATAAAGTATTTCAGAATAATTTGTAACTTCAACATCTGCTGTGCTAATGTAACCTGATTTTTCTAAATTGTAATATAATCTTGTTGGTAATGTGTTGGTAAGATCTGTATTATAATTAATGGTTAATGAAGCATTGGTGCTGACTCCAACTGTCCCAACTCCTGCTACATTTATTCCATCAGTAGATCCCGTAGAAACAAATTCATTATTAAATTTGTTGTCATAATAAATTTTAAATTCGTATCCAGACAATGTAGAATCTGATAGATCAAACTTTACACTATTATTTTTTACTATTTCAATTTTTGGATTAATTGGAGAAATTGTCTGCTCTCCTCCACCAGTATTTGCAATACTCACAATATTTGGAGGATTTAATTTAGCATCACTGAGAGTTTGTGTCAGTTGAATTATGTCATCATTTACTTTGTACGCATAATAAAAACCAGTAGTCAATCCCGAGGCAGGTAATGATGCTGCATAACTAACTTTATCACCGGTCCTTAGTTTATGGGATGATATTGTTATTTGATTTGTAATAGTATCAATTTCAGATGGATCAATTGTAAGAGGATTTATTAAAATTTTGCCAGAAAAATTATCTCTTTTCACAATTACTGAAGTGTCTGTTCCAACTCCAGAAACAAGTTTCGGTTTAATATTTAAGTTTACTATATCATCTTTTAATAACTTATGATAAGTGTCACCAGATGCAATACTTGAAAGACCCACAGTGGAAATGGATACAACAGAGTTTATTCTCTGAACTTTAGATTTGATTTGTGTTTTTATACTTTCAAATAGATATTCATCACTATCAATTCCATTATTGCGGAAAAATACCTCATTAAATTCAGACCCAATTCCAGTTTTAATACCAACTGAGTTAATTGTTTTTCTTACAATGTATACTGTAGTGGTAACTCCAGATATTGGCAAATTAAATGGTGTTCCGGTTGGTGATGTTGATATTGATATTGCTCCACCTGTAGGAACAGTTAAATTAACTGGTTGATTTGATACAAATGGGTGATTTTCTATGTAAATTCTTTTAGTTGGAATATCTCTGGTAACAGAGGAATCTCCAAATTCAAATGTCATAGAGCTGGATATTCCAACAGTAGTTCCAACACCAACTGATTCTCTTGAATTAAAATATATTTTATCATTAACTGCGGATTCAAAATAATCTACATTTTTAGATATTGTAAATGAATCTGGAATATATGAAATTTTTGTTGTAGCAGTGTGAGAAGTTCCTACTAAACCTCTCTTAACTCTAAGAATATTTAAATTGGGGAATATATTTAATATCTGTAAAGTTTCGGAACCAATTCCAACACTACTACCAACAGAAACTGAATCCGGTATTTGAGACACGTATATCTCTGTCGTTGCTGCCCCCGGAGAAGCATCCGATCCTATTATTGGTGAGGAAAGATTCGAATAGAAAGATGAGATTCCAATCTGAAAATTTCCGTTCAATTTTGATAAAGAACTACTAAACCCAGAGATAGTTACATATTCTTGATTTCTAAGATTATGTTGAGGCAAAATAGAAACCTTTACTTGATTTTCTCCATTCCAAGTAAAAATAGAATTTTCATAAGTTTCCACAGAAGTTTGTATATCATCAATATTTTTTCCTAATATTGATGATACCTTTGCAATAATACCATCCCCTCCAGTGTTAGTGCTATCGAAATTTAAAATATCATTTACTTTAAATCCTGTGCCAGGGTTAATAATATTAATTTTTTCAATGGGACCTTCAGTTACAGATTCGACAACTGATTTTTGTCTTGAAATTTCATTTGTTTCAATTAAAAAGTCATTATTAGCAAAAGGATCGGATATTCTATATGGGAAAGTATTTCTTAGTAATTGAGAATTTATAAAATCAAATTTTTGATCTAAAGTTTTATTTTCATCTAAAGTATTAGATCTATAAGTGTTTCCAATAAAATATGGGAATTGAGGATTTCCACTACTATCGATAGTAGCAAAATATGCATAAATTCCATTTGGATAATCTAATGTTTTTACAAATCTTCCATTGTGAATATCCAAGTCTCCAGAATTTGTGTATTCATAATCATCAACAAAGAACCCATCACTAAATCCCGAAGGTCTATCATTAACATTAGACGAATTTTCTACATAACCAGAGGTCAAACGAACTGGATCTGAACTTGTATTGAATCGATCTGAATTTCCAAACGGTCCATATATTGGATTTCCATCATAAGCCCAACCAATTATGCCAGATACTTTAGATTGATTTTCTTCAAAAACGGATCTTAAGTTATTATAATATCCACATATATTGTATTGCAATTTGTCATTTTTTTCTTTAAGAACTTCATTTCCATACTTGTGTATATTGTTTATTCTTAATTTTCTAATATTAGAGTCAAAGGATGCTCCAAATCCACTAGATGAAACTTTAATTCCAGTCGAAGTGGCTGAGTATCCTATTCCAGCATTAATGACCTTGACATCAGTTATTTTACCTGCTGATGATACTATTGGTCGCAGTATTGCTCCAGATCCAGATCCACTATTATCAAATACTTCTAATTCTGGAACTGAGAAATATTCAAATCCTCCAAATTGAATATTTACAGAATCAATAGTGCCATTAATTATAACTGGTTTCAGTTGAGCATCTCTACCATTTTTTATAGTAATTAATGGTTTTTTCTCAATATTAATAGTGCTGGATCCATATCCAGTTCCAGTCTCATAAAGATATGCATCAATTATAGATCCTTTTACAACAGGAGTAGCTGTAACTGATTTACTTTCTGTAATTGTTCCCAATCCTGTGGAAGCAAATTCAACCAAAACTTCAATATTCGGATATGCAAAATTTTGATATCCAATTCCGATAGATTCCAATTTAGAATAATTTTTTCTTTCATAATTTGATGGAGATGTTCCTCCAACTCCAATATCTGCAACTCTAAAAGAGTCTTCATCAATTTTTATAATTTTATAATGAATGGATGTAGTTGTTATTCCTGTCGATGTTGTTAATCCACTGATTGGTGTACCATCAGAAGAATATAAAACTACATCACCATCAACAAATCCATGATTTATAAAATTGACTAAATCTTTAGATGTTGATATTCCGCTTGGTTTGACGATTAATTTTCTGTTAGTATACCCAGTTCCGCCATCAATAACATTAATTGCAGATATAGTTTTGGTATTGTCATTGGTTTTAAATTTATGAATACCTGCTGTATAAAGAGTGCTTAATCCTACAACATTCGTGTTTGAAAAATAGTCGTTAAAACTTTCAAATAATTTAACGGTTGTATTATTATCAACCTTCACAAAATAAGATGCTTTATCAACTAAAGAAGAAGTTCCAATCCCAACTCCTATTGCTTGATTTCCATTAGAATCATATATTACTTCTTGACCATTGATAAAATTATGATTAGTTAAAAATGTAATTTGATTTGTATTATTATCAACTCCACCATTATCTGAAGTTAACTGTCCATCAAAAAGAACCTCTCTAACTCTTTTTTTAACACTTGTTCGAAGAATTGCTCCAGAACCATTACCACCTACTATTTGTGCTGATTTAACAGTATCAACGTCAAAGTCCAAGGAATCAACATCAATTCTTTCAATAGAACCTTGAACTACTGGACGACATAATGCTGTGGTTCCAAGTCCAGTAGAAACTGTCACATTAGGTAAATTAATTACATCATAATTACGTCCGCCATTTAAAACACTTATCGATTCTAAAGGACCATAGTATACTATATCATCAGATTTGTAATTAGTAATTTCTACACCATTAATCAACATTCCAGTTGAATTTCCTGGTGGAGTTAATTCATTAACTCCATTTTTATTATTGGGAGGTAATGGGAATTTCTTAAATATTTTTTGTGCGGCAATTTCTGCAGACTTATGTTCAAATAAAGTAAAAGTATGCTTTCCAATTCCAGAAGTCGGAATTGAAAATGTCACATAACTCTCTGTTCCAACAAAAACTCCAGAATTATATAATTTTATTTTTTTCTTATTACTTGGTAAAACTTCTACAATATAAGATCCTTCAATTAAACCGACAAGAGGATCCCCATCTGGTTTATAAAAAACTCTATCTCCAGTAACAAATGGAGCATCATCTGCAAAAGTTATGGTTGTGAAATTATTTAAAGCGTTACGATCACCTAAACTTTGCTCAGTATCAATAGAAGCAGAATTAATTTTTTTAGTTATTTCATAAGTAAATGATGTAGTTATTCCTGGCGTTTTTGATGGTAAAGAATTGGATGCAACGTAAGCGTGTTTTCCATCTAAATCAGTATAAACATTTTGTACATCACCTGTAATCACATTATTTCCAAATTCAATTGGAGTAAATTCACTACTGACTTTATTAATTTTTCTTCTTAAACCATATTCTACAGAACTATCTGCGTTAAATGTAAAATTATCTAAACTAATCGATTTGTTATCAGAAGAGATATCAATTACGTTTGTTGGGGTAGAAGATGTTGGATATACCACTTTGCCATTATCACTTCCACTTTTTTGAATAATTTCAACACTATCACCTCTTTTTAAACTTGATTTGTCAATTTCGCTTTTTAAGGTTAATGTTAAATTATTGCCAAAACTTTCCACTTCAAAGGTTGAACTAGTATTATAGATCCAAGAATTAGCAAAAATTTCTTTATTTGTTTTCTCTCCAACTTTTGGATTTTTAATTAAATCTCCAATATTTTCTACAGAAATAACATCATTTTCAGAAATGTTAAGTTCTTTAGATATTTGAGTAAATTTTGACAATACTCCGGTTAATCTTATTTCTACTTTTTTATCGCGATCTCCATCTTCAAATCCAAAATAAATTTCATCAGATCTTATATTACTTGCAGCAGAAATAGTCTCACCTATTCCGGTACATCCAATAAATTGATTGATACTTTTATCTGTATAACTGATGCTATTGATTCCAGATATGACCATTCCAGTTTGTGCAAAACCTATTGTCGAATCAACAGTAATTACTGATGCACCAATAGCGACAGTTTCAATATTTTTTGTACTAGGAGTTATATTAAAAGTTCCTTCGATAGCTGAAGAATCATCATATCCAATAAAAAGAGAAATTTTAAAATATTGCTTATTTTCTCTTGTAAAGGGTTCTATTTCTGATATTGCGGCAGTTGTTCCCGAATCAGTAGATTTTACTATCGTTTGACCGACGAGTTTTGAAGGATTTCCACTAATAACTTCAGCAATAGCAATCTCTCTTCTCAAATAATTCGAAGAAGATGGTTTGATTAAATATTCTTCTAAATTGACTACTTTTGGTGTTACTCCATAAAGAACATTAAACAAAATTCTAAATGAATCATCAGTTCCTTTTGACTGGTAGAATGATCTTGCTTCTTTTATAAAGTTTCCGGCATTTAATTCTTTAACAAAATCAACGTCTTCTAAACCTGGAGCAAAAGTGAATTTTAACTTTTTATAAAAATCTCTCAAAAATAAAGAACTTAAATTATGAACTATGGTGTCTTCTAAATGTTCTTCTTTAGAAGAATCTGAAAATACAAGTTCTTCTTGATTTAAATCACTATGATAAGAAGTAATACCACTAAAACCTCTTTGACAACCGGTGAATGAATTTGTAGTTAGTCCAGTATAGGTTATAACTTCGTTGTTTATCTTAAAGAGTCCATATTCACTAGGAAACCCTTTAGTGCTGTTTACGGCGATTGTAGTGTCCGTAGAGGTGATTCCTGATGTTATACGTGTAGTATCAACTATAACTTCTGGTGTTAAATTATCAAGTTTTAGATATTGATCTAAATTATCCGTAATATCAGTTGGACCACCTTGATATTCCTGAGAAATATAATATTGCTTTAAAAATTCAACCGATTTTGGATTTTCATCCAAAACAAACTCAGGTAGTTGACTATCAATAAGTTGTTGAACCTTAACTTTAGATTCAAATCCGGTTTCTATCATATTACTCTCTTATTAAATTTCCGTTTAAATAACTTGATGTGTAAAAATCTCTATTAAATACCGTTCCCGATATTTCATCTCCTGATGCAATAACATCCTTAACCATATTTATTGTGCTTGCAGAGACGTTAAAATTAAGATACAAATCTTTAAGACCAACAATATCATTTGACTCTGGAAATGCTTGAACTTCAATTATATTATTTTGAAGTTCCGTCGAAACAATTTTTATTGTATTGAGGTTTATTTCACCTTTCATATAATCAATTGTTCCTGCAGATTTTACAACTACTTTTATATTTTTACTATCAAATGGTTTTACAATAGATAAAACTCCTGTTCTTCCATCAAGATTAGGAATATCTGTCAAATAAACAAGGTCAGGATCATTTGCAATTCTAAAACCTGTCGATTTAATGTTATATCCACCACTATTTACATGAAATCTGTTGCCATAACATAATTCATACTGAGCAAATTGATTTATAACTGCTTTCAAGTCTCTTCTAATTTTTATTTTGGTAATATTTGAGGTTATTGAGGTATTTGTATTGTCAATGATTTGTTGAATTTTACTATATTTGAATCTACCACCGAATTTGTTAATATCCACCGAATTCGCGTACTCATTTAGGGAATTGAGAACGTTTGTTTTGAGAGATTCGACAGTTGATATTCGAGAATAGTCATAATAAACGGAAGAATCAATTTCAACATATAAAATTTTCAAATCTGTAATTTTTTGATTGATTCCAGAGACCGTATATTGCTTTAATTGTGATAAAATTCTAGATTTATTAAAATCGGAAACAAAAGTTCCATTTTTTGGTTTTATACTGATGTTTACAGTTCCAAATTGCGGTGGTTCCATCTCCTCCCCACCAACAATTGCTACAGATTCGGTGTCTGGATAGATTGTTTTGATAATTGCCTCATAATCACGACTTGTGACTGCTCTAGATTGTGCCGAATATATTTTAGGAGCAAAATATCTAACAGAATCGATGGATTCTATCCCAGATCCATTTTGAGATTTTTGATTTGTGGTAACTACTATTGTAGATGGGTTGATATTATTTCCGTTGGAGGTGGAGAAAGATCCGGCAAGAGAAAAATTACTAACTCCGTTGCCATCAGAACCATTTGATACGATATAATTTGCCGTTATGACGTTGCCATCAGAATTTAAGTCGGTTCCAAGTTTTTTTCCAATTAATCCATCTCCAAAAAGTAGTTGATACTTTTCATCTTGTATTTCCTGTATGAGATAAATTTGAGAACTAGATGTTACATCGATAATATTATCTACTAAGAAATATTCAATTCCCAAACCAGTATCATTTTCTTTTTTGATGTATACTTTAAGAGTAGAAGTGTCTATGAAAGAATTGTTAAGAATAAATTTTTGATCCAGAGATCCATCATATAAAAATTGTTTTGTTAAATATGTTCCTTCATAGATTTCAATATTATTAAATGTTGCAACCCCATCAACAAAATTTCTGGTAATATCTTCTGGTATTGAAAATACAAAATTGCTGTTGGAACTAGTTCCAGTGCATACAAGACCTCTACTGAGGGTTACCTGCGCCGATGAATCTCCATCAGGTCTTTGTACCGAAAATGTGATTTGTGCCCTTGCAGAGGTTCTAGAGCGAGGCACATAACCAATATTCCTTGCTAATGATACAACATTTTCTCTGAGAGTTGCAGAATCCAAAAAGGATTCATTCACAATCATATTTGAGTTGAATGCTGTAATATATGTGTTATATGCTAACGTATCGATTAAGACAGAAAAGTTAGATCCTTCAAAATCAAAGTCAGTGAAATTGGAATTTGCACGGAGATAATCTTTGATGGATGACTTTATCTGATCAAAGTCTAGATTTGTATACTTAGTAAAAGGCATATTATCTTGTTGCCTCTAATAGGAACGAATATTCTTGAGTTGGAAACTCCTGACCAATAATATCGAATATGACAGTTACATTGAATGAATTTTGATCTGGACGAGGAAAAACATTTACCTCTACATTTCCAATTCTTGGTTCAAAATTTTCAAGTGAAACTAAAATTTGATTTTGAATTGCTGATGCAGTACCAAAATCTACAAATTCAAATAGACTATCTCTAACTTCAGATCCAAATAATGAATTAAAAAACCTTTCTGTTGGGATAGTTTCCACAATATTCCTCACCGATCTACGAATCGCATTTTCATTCTTTAGAACTAGTAGATCTTTGGTGACAGGATGTGCATCAAAGGACAAACTAATGTCTTTAAATGCTCTTGATATCCTTTGGATTGCCATTTACAAGGAGTTTTTATTTATTTATACCTTATTCTTTAAGATTTTTCTGCCCGGCTTTTAAATCGTTGTACACAATCTTTATTTTTTATTTATTTCTTGTTTTACGATTTCATAATCGTCTTCAAGAACTTCTTTAAGATAATTTTTATCCCAATAATCATAATAATTGGTTTTTGCAAGTTTTATTCTTGCCTCCGTCAAATCTTTTCGTGGTTGAAAAAGGACTAGATTATATTTTCCGTTATTAGATTGTATTTTATTGATAAAAGTATCGGTTTTACCGTGATCTGCAATAAATTTGTAGTCTTTATACTTTAAATTGTAGTTGTCAACAGCATTATAAAGGTAATCACTCTCATGATGATCTTCTACAATGTTAATTACTACATCATAATCTGGATATGGGACAATTTCATCCAATTTTTGTTCAATAATTAGAAAATTAGCAGTCGAAGCAAAGGGACATAGTGAAAAATTTCCCAATTCTGGTCTAATTTTAGATAAATTGCGGATCCATTTCCGAATATGTCTATTCTTTTTGTCTCTCATCAGGTGTTGTCCAGAAATAATCATCACAATCACCAAGTCTTCCCCAGTTAGTATCGTTTTCAGTTTGGAAAATACATGTTGATACCTTAAAATCAGGAATTTTGGGTTTTTCAGGAGTCATTGAAGTGTCATAGATGCGACATCTGTTATTTGGATACAGACAAAACTGACCATTTCTCAACTCAATCAGATTAAATGACTTATGTTCGTCAGGCAACTCACTTGTTGAAGCATCAATTTGATTAAAATCTCCATGATAGTTGTCTAAAGTGCAGATATAACTGCCTTTGATGTTACCAAAGTGTCTTGTTCTGACTTCCCATTCCATCGGTGATACGAATTGCTTCTCAATCACAGTGAAATCATAGTCCATACAATTCCAAAACTGAAGATTCACAAGGTCCATATCAGGATCTGGTTTCTCTGGACGTGCTAGGAACGCCGATATGGGCAGTTTATCGAACATTGCACCATATTCAGGCAGATAGGTCTCAAAGTAGAATGCACGTCCTTGTATGGACTTTGCGCTGACCCAGATTCCTTCTACGTATTCTCCATGCCCATCTTGAAAATCACGAAGATACTCTCTTCTGACATATACTTTCTTGGTGGGTAGATTTGCGATTAATTTTGCCATGTTTTAAAAAAGTCTGAAATTTCGTATCCGTCTAATTTTGATTTATAATCTGATGATTCACCCAGATAATAATAATCATAACCTAATCTTTTATATAATGCGATCTCATTCTTATTCGCCATATGTCCAAGACTTAACTTTTTATTTTTATAATTCCATGCAAACTGATCACCCCATGCACTATTAACACTCTTGAACTTATATGCAAGAGTGAAAGCAACTAATTCATTACCATCATAGTAACCAATGATGTCTGTATGGGGCAATTCAAACTCTTCACGAAAGATTGGAACCACATCTTCAAATCCCTTGTAATCAACATACTCTTTATAGATTCTCAAACACCGTTCATAAGAAGAACTATCAAGAAACCGATAGTTATGGTATTCCTGATAGTTTGTATCCTTGAGTCGAATGCGACAAAACATTAGTTGTGCTCCATTTTATTTACTATTACCACGTTCTTTCATTTGGTGGATAATATTGTAGAAGTTCTTTTCCTTGTTTGATATCACGCATTGTATATAATGTACCTGTTTCAGAGTCATGATAAACATTTGGTTTACGAGAATGATTTATATAATATGAAATATCAAAACGATTGATATCTACATCAGTATAAAATCCTTCCTCATATGATCCACAGGTAAGTTCTTTAATTTTTTTACCGGCACGTTCTGTTACATCAGACCAAGGGACAAATAACCAGTCCTCCTCCTTTGTAACAGGAAAAATATTGGTGTCTTTGGGTATATTAATATATGCAAAAACACCAACACCCTTACATACTTTACTTGGAGCAAGATAAGTAAGTATTTCTTGTTTCTTACTCAACGTCCCTGTCCGCGATACCTCTTACGAGCCGAGTTACGCGATGTTGCGGCATACTTCGTGTGCTTGCCTTTACCTTGACGAGTTTTTTTCGGAGTCGATTGAATGTTTTGTTCACCATTGAGTCCGACTTTTGATCTTACTGCCATAATGTACTAGTCCTCTGTAATAATTTCGGTTGTAATGCTACCTGGATCTGGATGACCTGTCTGATAATATTCAATTGCAAGGTCATCCATTCTATCGAAAAATTCTGTCATACCTAAACGATCATAAAGAATTTTTCCATTCACAAGAATTCTGTGAAATTCTTGACGTGTCATTGTCAAATAACCCGTGTCTTTTCGTGACCGACGCGAACACGAGGATCGCACCAGATTTCGTAACCTGCCTCTTTTGCATCAAGGCAGAACGAGACATCCTCACCACACATGTCCTGTACTTCGCCACTTTCGAAGACCTGCATCTTCGGAGCAAACCAAGGATACTTCATCTCCTCATTCTCCCAGACTCCGTGCTTAATGAGCAACCACCCAAATCCGGCATAGTCTACGGTGAACGGAGATTTGCGCTTGGAGATGCTT